TAAGGGATCTCACGGTTAGATTGGCTTGCGTGATTTTCGAGGCGAACTAATTAGAATTCACGTTGAGGAGGGATGGGTATATCATTCGGAAGTCTGCATCTGGAAAGATCCCGTAGTTGCCATGCAGCGCACCAAAGCTATTGGCCTGTTGTGGAAGCAACTAAAAAAAGACTCATGCATGAGTCGTCAGGGCATACCAGATTACCTAGTGACATTGCGAAAGCCAGGAATTAATGCTAATCCGGTTGAGCATGATCCAAAAGATTTTCCTGTTCTTGAATGGCAGAAAATAGCATCGCCTATTTGGATGGACATCAATCCATCAAACACACTACAAAAAGCGAGCGCGCGCGAAGACAATGACGAAAGGCATATTTGCCCATTGCAGCTTGAAGTCATAAAACGATCTTTGCGAATGTATAGCAATCCGAATGATCTTATTCTGTCGCCATTTGGTGGCATTGGATCAGAAGGCTATGTGAGTCTGTCAATGGATCGTAAGTTTATTGGAATCGAACTCAAAGAATCTTATTGGAAACAAGCATGCGCCAATTTGAAGAATGCAATAAAAACAAAGTCTAAAGGATTATTTGATTCCATTGATAATGAATTAGATTTAATTGAATGCGCTGCTTTTGATGAGTCAGAGTAAATTCTCTAGCCTTATTGAATCCGCCACCAATATCCTGATCGGGTATTGGTGCGCGGTTCTCACGCAGTTAATCGTTTTCCCTATAATGGGAGTTGATGTTTCGCTGGACAAAAACCTGATGATCGGATTGGTTTTTACGCTGATCTCATTATTACGTAGCTATGTGATCAGACGTGTTTTTAATCGCTTTGAAAGAAGGAGTATGAAATGAGTGATGTTAATGAAACAGTGCGACATATTACGGCAGAAGAGCGGTGGGCTTGGGGTCCAAGTTGCATAAAATGCAATAGTGCTTGCCCTCGTGGTATTTTCCCAATCATAGGCGTTATTGAGCGAGCTTGGGGTTGCATGAACTGTGAGCAACTACATGTCACATATCAAACACTCAGCGAAGACGGCAGTGGCAAGTATGTTCTCTTCACACGAGAAGCCAAAGGTTTTGATTTACAAAATATTCGTGATGGCAAGATCTAATTGGATGACATGACATGACCGACGATCAGATACGAATAACCTGCAAGGCCGCGTTAATCTATCGCCCAAAACACGAATCGCCAGAAGATTGGGTGCAAATTGTTTTGCTCAATATTATCAAACGCATTCATAAATATGATTCAGAAATTGCGGCATATTCGACGTGGGCATACCACATAGTTCGGCGCTTAAAATTCCATCATATCAGAATGCGCAAGCTTAAATACATTGTCACAGTAACGAGTAAGCTGAATGAAAACCACAAGATTGATGAAGATGAAAACAGCATCAATGGCGTGGTATCCGATGTTCGGCGCGCTGTTAACAAATTACCAAAGGATTGGCGATTTATTGTCAATGCCACGCTCGATGGTTATCAACCAAAAGAGATTGGCGCGGATCACGGCATGAGCCGTCAGAACGTCGAGGTGAAGCTACGTCGGGCATACCAGATGTTGCGGGAACATCTGTTTGATTATTCCGAAATGATGATAAGAGGATGACATGGAACTTAGACCGTATCAGCGTGCAGCATGCGATAGCGTGCATCAATTCTTTATTGACCATGGAGAGGATGTTAACCCTTGCGTGGTCATCCCTACCGGCGGCGGTAAAACTCCGGTCATGGCGATGTTGTGCGCAGAACTCATAGCCAATGGCGCGCGTGTGCTGATTATGGCGCATGTTCGGGAACTGGTCGAGCAAACATACAATCGACTTGTATCGACTATGCCAGACCTTCCGATCGGCATATATTCGGCGGGGCTAAAACGTCGTGATCTCAACAATCAAATTATTGTTGGCAACGTGCAATCGATCGCGCGTAGGATCGACCAGTTCAAGGTAATTGACTACATATTTGTTGACGAAGCGCACCTGATCCCGCACGGTCAAGATGGTCAGTACAATATGATCATCGAGGCTATGCGCCAATCCAATCCATCGCTACGGGTTGTCGGATTCACGGCAACACCATATCGGCTCAAGGGCGGGATAATATGCGCCAGTGATCACATTTTGAACAAGGTCAGTTATGAGATTGGCGTATCTGATCTGATTCATCAGGAGTATTTGTGCAAGCCGATTAGCAAGCATTCGGTGAACACTCCAGATCTACGCGGCATTAAAACAATTAGGGGAGATTTTGCGGAAGCGGAACTAGCCGAACGCATGATGGAAAACAATCTGGTAATGCTGGCATGCCTTGAGATCTTATCCAAAACTCAAGATCGCAATCATGTTTTGCTGTTTGCCATCACGCTGGCGCATATGAAATGTGTGGCAGAAACTCTTAGAGCAATGGACCTTAAAGCGACGATCGCAACTGTTGATGGCACTACGCCATCGGCGGAGAGATCATCGATTCTAGAGGCCTTCAAGGCGGGAAAAATTAAGTATCTGGTCAATGTCGGCGTGCTGACGACTGGATTCGACGCGACGATGATTGATTGTGTGGTGTTGTTGCGTCCGACTCAATCCCCTGGCCTTTATTACCAAATGGTTGGCCGTGGTTTCCGATTGCATCCGAACAAGGCTGATTTTCTTGTGCTCGATTTTGGCGGCAACATTCGACGCCATGGACCAATTGATCAGATTCAAATTAAACCACAGAGGGAAGGCAAGGGCGGGCCGCTAACAAGGTCATGCCCGAATTGTCAATGCGAAGTTTCGATCACTCAACGGGTATGCCCACATTGCGAATACGAATGGCCAGCAAAAGAAGGTAAACTTCACGACGCAATCGCTGAGGACGAGGTCGATATTTTGGGTAAGTATGCCAAAAAGAACGCGGATTACGATGCCGAATATGAGGTGAAAGAAACGACATACGATATTTATGTCAAGAATCATCCGGGCGGGATATTTAACGGTCGCCAGATTGCACCATACCGACAAGAAAAGCTTAGAATCAATTATCACACATATTGTGGAAAAACTGTTCGGGAATGGCGAACGCTTCACCAGTTAAAATCGTGGTGGAAACGTAGATTAGTCGATTTAGAAGGTTATGGAACTAGTTACGACATAGAAAATCCGGAAAGCATTGAAGACGCTTTATTTATTTTGCAAAGAATTAAAGACGGAGGTTCAAAACGTAGTGATGCATATGACTGTGATTTTGGTTGTCTTGCATTTTATGAAACAGTCGCCATTCGAGTCAAAACAACAATGGGCAAATGGCCAGAGGTTGTAGACTCAGCAATTGATACAAGTGTTAATGTTTTGTTTGATTAATGACGACACGAAAGGAATTCGACATGATGCTGGAAGCCGCACTCCGATACGCCGGTTATGGATACCCCGTTTTCCAATGTGCCCCAAATGGCAAAACCCCGCTAGGCGGTAACGGCCATCTTGACGCAACAACCGATCTGGACCTTATAACGGAATGGTGGACCGCAACGCCAAATGCAAACATCGGCATATCAACAACCGGCTTGCTGGTTGTCGATATTGATGGCGAATACAACCCGTGGCCGGGATATGGTTGTGATGATCTTGGAATAGGGGCCGCCGCACGATCTCCAAACAATGGCCGCCATTTCTGGTTCCGCCAGCCCGCTGGAGTCGCGTGGCGATCGACCGCCAGCATGCTGGCACCTCGAGTCGATACCAGGGCCAATGGCGGGTATGTCGTTGTTGCGCCATCGAGATTGCCAAACGGGATATATTCTTGGGTCGATGACGCCAGCCTATTCGATTTGGATACCCTACCATTGCCTCCGCAATGGCTCATCACGGCACTATCTCCCGACAATCGTCAGGTTGTGCCATCGACGCCAGACGGCAACGTCATCATCCGAGGATCACGCAATACCGCACTCGCTCGGATGGCTGGAGTCATGCGCCGCGCGGGCATGACGCAAGCCGGTATCGAGGCCGCGTTGATGGCGGAGAACCAACGATGTTCGCCGCCATTACCACGGGATGAGGTTGTCCGGATATGCACCAGTATCAGCCGCTACAACCCTGACGATATTGCTGTTGCGCTTGTCGAGGATCATTTCGGGCAAGACGGCATCGAGATCGAGGATCAATTTGCCGTTGAGGATCCGGGGCCATGCCCTGAACACCTATTATCAATTCCCGGTTTTGTTAATTCCGTCATGACCCACACAATCGCAACAGCACATTATCCGAATCGAGCCCTAGCATTCGGCGGAGCCATCGCCATTCAAGCATTACTTGCTGGCCGCAAGGTTTGCGATCCATACGGAACACGCGTCAATCTATACGTTGTTGCGCTGGCCAATTCCGGAGTAGGTAAGGACCATCCGCGTAAAATCAATCGGCAAATTATGTCGAAAATCGGTGAAGGCAAATGGGTTGCTGACCTGATCGCATCGATGGAAGGACTTGAGGATCGCCTGCACGCTCAACCATCCATGCTATTTCAAACGGACGAATTCGACCATTTTCTTTTGCAAATATCAAAAGGCAAAGAGATTAGATACGAACAAATCATGGCAAGCCTGATGAGGTTCTTTACCACGGCAAGCAGTACCTATTCCATGCGGGCCAAAGTAGGGATGGATTCGCTCGAGATTGTCCACCCAAATTTGTGTTTGTTCGCAACCGCCATCCCAAAGAATTTTTACGAATCGCTCAACGCCAAAGTTATGTCCAATGGCGGTTTGTCTCGCATGTTGATTCTAGAGGCCGGAAATAGGGGCCAGCGGGGTTCAGGTCGTCATGTTGATATCCCAATCGAAATAATCGAAACAGCGGCACATTGGAAAGCCCTAGGCGGAACGCAAGGCAACCTGGCTAACGAGTTTCCCGTCCCGCTGGTAGTCTCGATCACGCCGGAAGCAACCGACATAATTAACCAATCTCGAGACTACGCCGACGAACAATATCAAATAGCCGAATCCGCTCAAGACGATACCCGCATGAGTATCTGGTCTCGAGTCGGTGAGAAAGTTCACAAGCTGGCATTACTTCACGCATGTTCAGCGGACTACCGCAACCCGGTTATCGATGTTGCCGCCGCGACGTGGTCCACACAATTTGCCGATTACCAAACGCGCAAAATGTTATCCAGCCTATCAAAACATATGGTCGATGGCGAACACGGCCAGCGATGCAAAAAGGCGGTCGAGATTTTGTTGTCGTGGCAATCCGAACATGGCGATACCTTTATGCCACGGCACGCATTCCTCCGCAAAATGGGCACGTTCAAGCCTAAAGAAATTGAAGACGTTCTGGGCACATTGAAGAGTCAGCACAAAATAGAAGACATGCGCAAAGAAGCGGGGCCACGGGGCGGACGTGGTTTCCGT